CCTGCAGGGCGATGGAGGCGAGCCGGTTGAGCCGGTTCATCTCGATGGTGTCGATGTCGCGGCCATAGGCAGCGGTCGACTGGTCGGCGATGTTGCCGACGGTGCCGGACTGGAGCTGGATGCCGCGCGTCGCCCACAAGGCGGTCTGCGACGAGATGATCTCGTTGTAGCGCCGCGTCCGGTCGGCCGACTGCTGCTGCGCCTGGAGCTCGCCGGTCGACTGCGCCACCCGGAGCTGCGCGTCGTTCGAGCGCAGCGCCTGCTCGGCCTGGCGCTGGGCGGTCTTGTTCGCCGCGATGTTGCCGGCGATCGACACGCCGGTGCCGATGGCGGCGATCGCGACCATGGCGATGGGCGCGGCCATCGCCATCAGGATGCGCCTCCCCATCGTGCGTCTATAGCTGGCTGCAAGGGGCGCATCTAGACGACGACCTCCAGCGCCAGGCCAAGCACGGTGAGCGGCAGCGGCACGTCGCAGCGCACGGTCACGGTCTTGCCGCGGTCGAAGCCGAGCAGCACGAAGTCGTACATGCCGGTCTGGGGGTCTGGCGGCACCGAGTAGTCGTCGTCGATGTTGGTGATGTTGGCGCCTTCGCCTTCGGTCACCAGGCGCACGCTTTCATGAACCTGGACGCCGGCCTTGACGATGCGCAGGGGCCGGCCGCGGCTCGAGCCGTCCTCGGTCTGGATCTCAGGCGGCATGCTTTCGAGCACCACGCCGTAGGGCAAGCCGATGGCGACGGAGGGGGCACCCCAGACGTCGTCGACCAGCTGATAGACACCGCCCGAGACGACGTCAGGCTCGTGGGCGTAGCCGTTGTTGACGGCCTGGGCGAGCACGTTCTCGAGATGCGTGATACCCGACACCGAAGTGCCGCCGACGGTGACCGGGAGCCTGATCACGCTATCGAGATAATTATCGGGATACAGCAGCTCGAGGTAATAGACGGTGGCGCCGTTGATCACGCGCTCGACCAGGAAGAACACGTTGCCGTTGACCGCGCAGACCTGGCGGAACTGTCCCTGGGTCTGCCAGTAGGCCCACGACGTGATGCGTTGCGCGCGCAGGCTGTGCAGCAAGGCAAGGCCGCCGTCGGCCATCACCACGTAGGCGTACTGCTCATCATAGGTGCGCGAGGCGGTGACGCCGGCCATGTCCACGGGGGCGACGATGCGGCTCGGGTTCATGACCGAGAGCGCGTCGCTCGAATAGTTCTGCGCCACCGCGTCGTAGAGGAACTCGCGGACGTGGTGGCCGTACTTCTGCACGAAGATCATGGCCTCGTCGAAGCGCACCGGCCGGATATCGGGGTGGCAGCCGAAACCGGTCTGCTGCTTGATCGCGGCGGTCTTGGGCGACCATGGCTGGCTATCGCCTTCCGGCTGATAGAGCTCGACCTGGTCGGTGAATATCGTGAGATGCTTGAACGAGGCGAGGTGCTGGATCGAGACCACCTTGTCGGCGGCGACGCCGATCCAGATCGCCTTGTCGTCGGTGCCGTCGGCGAGATCGAAGTTGAAGAAATCGCCGACCTGGCTGGCCCATAGGCCGGACGGATGCTTGAGCGAGCCGCCGAACACCAGGCGCTCGTTGTGGAAGCACACGGCATGCGGCCAACCATAGAGCGGGCTGAACGCCTCCTCGTCCCAATCGAGCGTCGGAGCGGAGGTTCCTCCGGTGCCGAGGACTTCGACACACATCGCAGTCACCGTGGCCGCGCTGACGAAGGACTGGATCGCGAGCTGCTTGCCGCCGATACGCATGCGCGTACCGACATGGTTAGTGGTGAACCAGGCCGCCGGCGAACCGCCGGCCGTTGTCAGGTTGACGGTCACTACGCCAGTGGTGGCGCTGGCGCTCGCCAGGATGGTCGACGGCGCATAGCGGTAGAACGGGCAGAGCCGCGCGCTGGTGTTGACCGTGTCATAGGCGAACTCGAGCGGAACCAGGACGAAGGTGCTGGCGCCGGTGCGCGTGAGCTTGTGGGGCGCGACGCTGTTGTGCGTGAAGATGACGGTGTCGCCGGCCTGGGCGTAGCGCAACACGCGGGTTGTCGCCAACGTCCACGGCGTGCCGGTCACCGTGGTGCAGAAGCTGCCGTTGTCGAACCAGATGTCGATCGCCCCGTTGCGCATTGCCAGGACGTAGCCCTGGGTTTCGGAGAACTCGAACGGCACCAGGGTCGAGGCTTCGCCGAACGAGCCGCAGAAGGCGGTGCCATTGCGCGTCTGGGCGCCGCCGTGAAGCAGCGGGCGCAGGTTGACCATCTGCTTGAGGCCTTGCTGCCATGCCTGCACGTCGCTGCGCAGCGGCACCAGGCGCGGGTCGAGCTCGCCCGAGCTGAAGTTGGAATTGATGACCTTGCGTCGGCCTCTCATCGCCGGACCACGCGCAGGCGGCCAACCGGGAACTTCCTGGCCGGCTGGTTGAGCCGGTCGAGGCGCTTGGCGGTCAGCAGCTTCATGTTCGACTGGGTGCGGTGGAAGCCGGCAAGGGCGGCGTCCTCGCGCAGCACGCCGGCGAAGTCGCTCGACAGGCGCTCCTCGAGCACCGCGGTGAAGTAGGGCGGGAAGGTGTTCTCGCTGACCTGGCGGATGTACTCGAGGATCAGCTCGTTCTGCTGGTCGAGGTCGCAGTGCAGCTGGTCGTCGTTGATCTGGAAGTCACGCAGCAGCGTGCCATTGGCCTCGATGCTGAGCAGCTTGAGATAGTCGGCGGGGAGCTGCCAGGCGTGCGCCCAGCGCGCGAGCGGTGGTGTCGCGAGATGGGCGAGCATCACCAGGTTCTGGGCGAAGCGCCAGTCGTGCTCGACCAGGAGCTCGCGCACCCGCGGGTCCCACAGCTCCTTGGCGACCAGGGACTCGGTGGTGCCGTCGTCGAAGCTGCCGATTGGCTTGCCGCCGACCAAGATGGAGGACCGACTGCAGATTTCGTAGCGGCTTTCCGCCATCGCCTATCCTTTCGAGAGCGAGGCGCGGAGATCAACGGCGGATCTCCGCACCTGCCCTCTTGGGACCGCCGGGGCGCCGGCGGCCTTCGAGCCTCCCTGGACCTAAGGTCCGATCGGACCTTAGGGTCCTAGGCCGTGGCGGGCGCCGGGGCTGCCGCCTTCTGCTCGCCGGCACGCGTCTGCGCGAGTGCGGCCAGCCGGTCGCGCTCCTTGCGGCGCGCATAGGCTTCGTCGGTCTCGCCGGGCCGGCGCAGAGCGGGATCGACCGGCTTCTCGCTCTCGAGGCGCTGCTTCTCCTCGAGCTCGATCCTGGCCTTGCGCTCGAGGTCGAGCCGGGCGGCTTCCTCGAGGTCGGTGCGCGCCTTGTAGGCGGCGTCGCTTTCGTCGGGGCCGCGCGGCGCCGAGGCGATCGTGGCGAGCACGGTGGCGTTGGTCACCACGCCGGCGAGATCGTCGGTCAGGTTGACCGCGACCGCGTCGGCCTGGGCGACGCAGTGGATGCCCCAGCTCGTGAGCGTGGCATAGGCCGTGGTGGCGTAGGTCACGCGGATCACAAGGTGGCCGGGCTTGAGCACGCCCTGGTAGCCCTTGGCCGGGGCGATATAGCCGCTCACCGCGACCGCGGCCGCGCTGTCGGTGGTCTGCAGCACCCAGACCGCGAAGTCGGCCGCGCGCGCGACCTGGTTGAAGCGCTTGGGATCGAAGGTCATGCGTGCTTACTCCTTGCAGGGCACGAGGAAGACGCCGGTGGCTTCGATGCCGACGGCTTCCATCGAGATGCGGACCTGCGCGAAATGCGCGGCCCGCTCGGCGATCCAGTCGAAGTTGGAGCGCAGGTCGGCGACCCAGGCGCTGGCCATCGCCGGGCGGTGCCAGGCCAGCCCGTTGCGCACGGTGCCGGTGATGTTGAGGCCGTTGTGCATGATGAACTTGATGCCGAGGAAATCGAGCATCTTGTAGCCGTCCATCCACGGCATGGTGGTCATGTAGTCGCGGCTCTTGATCTCGGGGATGTCGAGCAATTCGACCCACGCCTGGGGCGCCAGGATGCAGTACTTCTGGCCGTCCTCGGGCACGTCGTTGGCGTGGAACGCCTTGACCAGGGCGAGCAGCCGGCTCTTGTCGAAGATCGCGGTGCCGACGCCGATGCTGGCGCCGGCGATCGTCTCGGCGGCGGCGATGATGCGCTCGTCGACCTTGCGGCCGGCGGCCATGGCGAGCGCGCCGGCGGCCTGGCCGCGCTCGTCGATGTTGGTCTTGAGCTCGTCGAGATCGTCGATGTACTCGCCGCCGTAGTAGTCGGAGACGGTGACGCTGACGATCGAATGGGCGGCGTTCATCACGGGCACGAGGCCGTGCTTGCCCTTGGGGCCGACCGAGCCGGTGCCGTATTTCGGGAACTTGCCGGTCTCGCCGGGGACCACGGTCTTTTCCCGGACGGTGCCCCGGAGCAGGGAGCCCTTGCGCTGGTAGGCAGTGAAGACCTCGCTGTCCCACTGCGTCATGAAGACGGTGTCGATGGTGGTCGACATGGCTGATCCTTAAGAGACCGCACGCAAGCGTGCGCGCGTGTCTGGGTTCAAACGGGGTTGAGCCCGGTTGTCCCGTCGCGTGGATCAGCAGTTCTCCCGAAGGGGCTGCGTCAACCCTGTGCGGGGCCGTGTGCGCTGTCGTGCTTAGAAGCCGGCCCGGAAACGGCCGACTCACCGTGCTACGGCCTGCGCCCGCCGCCGGCGGCGACCAGGCGCTTGAAGCCCTCTTCGATCTCGCGCACGAAGGCGGGGTCGCGCTTGTAGGGATCGTGGTAGCGCGGGTCCTTCATCTTCTGCTGCAGGCTTTCGAGCGACGGCGCGTCATAGCCGGTGCCGCCCGGGCCGCGGCCCTGGGCATGGCCGGCGGTGAGCTTGACCATCTCCTCGACGAGCTGCACGCCCTGGGCGGTCGCGGCGAGCTGCTCGAGCATCTTGTACGATCCCTCGGTGAGGTTGCCCTTGGCCCATTGCTGGGCGCGGGTGACGCGCTCGACGCCGTTGTCGCCGAGCTTCTTGAGCTCCTCCTTGGGGTCGGGCATCTGGTAGCCCAGGCTCTCGAGATAAACGCCGATGCCGCGCTCGTAATCCTCCTGGCTGAGCCCGGCGTTCCAGGCGTGCTCGCCCCACCATTTGAACAGCGGGTTGTTGACGTCGGGCTTGAACTCGACGCCGTCGGGCAGCGCGCCCTTGGGCGGCTGCGGCACGTACTTGTCAGCCGCCGCCGGCCGCCGCCCGAGCCGTTCGTTGTCCATATCGGCCCGGAGGGCCTTGCGTAGGTCGTCGTTGCGCGTCGACATCCGCGCCTGGATTTCCTTGTAGGACTTGGCGAGCTCCTCGAGCCGGACGCTGCCCTTGTGCGGGTCCCAGAACTTTTCCTCGATAAACTCGGGCCGGGTCGGAGCGGGCAGCCCGCTCCCCGGGGCGGCGGCGGCCGGCGTTGCGGCCGGCTGCACCGGTGCGGTTGCGGGCGTGGTTGCGGGCGCGGCCTGGGCTGGGGTTGCGGCGGTTGCGGTCTCGGTTGCGCCGGTTGCGCCCGCAGCGGCGGGAGCGGCACCGGATGCGGCGCCCTCGGCGGCGCGGAGAACGTTCATCGCTGGCTTTCCTTGTAGGAGGCGGCGCGGCGCACGCCGGCGGCGTGGCAGAGCATGGCGATGTCCTCGGGGCTGCGCCAGTCGCCGTGAACGCGGGGCAGGACGCGGCGGCCGCACGCCATGATGGCGCCGTCGGGCTCTTCGGCGATCGTCCGGCCGCAGTCGGGACAATGGGTCATTGCCGCAGGCCGCGCTCGATGCGCGCAGCAACGACCTGGAACAGGAAACGCATGCCTTCGTGGTGGCGCAGCGCGTCGGTCGAGACTTCGGGGCCGTTGACCCGGTGGAGCGTGATGGCGCGCAGGTAGTCGAGGACCTCCTGGCCCTCGGCGCCGCTGAACACGGCGACCATGACGGCGTTGAGGCGGCGCTCGACGCTCTCCGGCCGGCGAATGCCGTCGGGGCCGAGCTCGAGCGCCGGGCGGGGGTCCACTAGGCCGGGGCTCCCGGGGGCGGGGCGGCGCCCTGGGCCGGAGCACCGCCGCCGGCGCCGGGATTGCCGGCCATGCCCTGGGCCATGCTCGCCATCTGCTGCGCCATCTGGACCTGCTCGGCCTCGCTGTAGAGCAGGTCCTTGCGCACGCCTTGCTGGCCGGCGAGCCAGTCGACGGTCGGACCGGGCTTGACCAGCATGGTCATCATCTGCGGCCCGAAGGTGCCGGCGACCATCTGGATGAACTGCTGGAACTTGAGCACGTCCTCCTGGGCCTGGGCGCTGGCCAGCGGCGAGACCGAGTGGACCTCGACCACGGCCTTGCCGAGCGGCAGCTTGATCATGCCGCGCTTGCGCATGATGAAGAGCACGCGGCGCACGATCGGCTGGACGAGCTCCTGCTGCAGCCGGCCGTAGGCGCTGCCGATGCGGCGATAGAGATCGGCGGAACGCTCGCTGACCTCGGTCGCCGACATCGGCGTGCCGGTGGGGGGGCCGAGCATCTCGTCGTAGAGGGCTCTTTTGATATTGCCTCTGAGGTTTTCCAGCATCAGCTGGCTGAGATCGAACTTGCCGGGCGGCTCGAGCGGCTGCAGGCCGCGGCTGTTCTGCGCGATCGGGATGATGGTGCCGGGGGTCAGCGTGATGGTCGCCGGGTTGAGCACGCCGTCGTCGTCGGCCTGCCACAAGCCGGCGAGCGTCATCTCGGCGTAGTCGAGGGTCATCTCGACGATCAGGTTGGCGACCTTGACGTCGGGCAGAGCGAGCAGCAGCGGCCCGCGGCCGTAGACCTCGCCCGCGGCCTTCGACCAGCGGAAGTTGACCCACGGGCAAGAGCCTAGGCCGCGGTACTCGCTCTCGAAGCCGATATGGCGGTGCTGCTCGATGAAGACGGTGTAGTCGTGGACTTCCTCGGCGAGCTCGTCCCAGTTGCGCACCGTCGCTTCGACCACGCGGATCTTCTTCTCCAGCGTGGCGTCGTCGCCGGCCTGCAGCGCCTCGGGCAGGGTGCCCTTGGGCCAGGTCAGCTTGTAGTCGCGCACCGTCATCTCGCGATAGCGGAAGCGGCCGTCGAGGCTGTCGAAGGGCCCGGCGTCGAGATAGACCTCGGTCAAAGGCACGGCGGTGAAGCGCACGACGTCGTGGACGTCCTCGTCGCAGATCAGCGAGCCGGTGCCGACGCCGAGGTCGAGATAGCTCTCGTGGATCTGGCTGTCGAAATTCGAGCGGTGGATGACGCGGTAGAGCGCCTCGGTGACCTCCTCGAGATTGGCCTCGGCCTGGGCGCGCTGCTTGGTGTCGACGAGCTCGCCGGGCATCAGCTTCGACCAGCGCGCGAAGGTCGGGGTCATGCCGGCCTGGAGGCGCGAGGCGAACTCCTGCAGCGAGACCGCGGCGGTCATGTCGTAGGAGCGGTCGGTCAGGGCCTTGCCGCTGGTGTCGGTGCGGGTGAAGCCCTTGCGGTGCGGCAGGGCGAAGTCGTAGCAGTCCTGCCACAGCTGCTCCCAGCCGTTGTGCTCGCTCTTGGCGAGCTGGAAGCGCCGGACCAGGCGGCCAATCCGGTCCTCGTTGCGAGGACCCTTGTCCTCTGACGAGCCGCCGCCGCCGCGGCCGCCGGGCGCCCGATCGGACGTATAGGCGGAAGCGTCCGGCATCAGCTGGCGCCGAGGACGGGCGAGACCGTGGTGCCGGAGCCGGCGAACAGCGAGCGGCGGTTGGCGGCGGCGGCGATGCGCTTGCGGCTTTCGGCGAGCGCGTCGTAGCCCGAGGCAGGCGCCGCGGCCGGGTCGATGCCGCCGTTGAGCGCGGCGCCGGGCGCCGGCGAGGCGGAACTCGTGGGGTCGACCGGCGGAATGCGCGGGATGGTCTGGGTGCGGCTGCCCATCAATTGGCTCCGAGCACCGACGAGGTGCGGCCGTAGCCGGTCTCGTCGTTGGTGAACAGCGAGCGCCGGCCGATCAGACCGGACGCCATGCGGCGGCGGCGATCCTCGACCTGTTGCTTGGTCGCGTCCTCCTCGGCCTTGAGCGCGTCCTTTTCGGCCTGCTGCTTGTCCATGAGCTCGGTCTGCTTCTGCGCCGCGTCGGCCTCGCGCTGCGCCGCGACCTCCTGCATCTGGCTGGCCTTGCCGCCGCCGCCGAACAGCGAGCCCATTACTTCGGCCCTCCGACAAGCGGCTGAACGCGCTCGTCGTGGTTCTCCTCGACGACGACGCGCCGCGTGCTCGAGATGTAGATCGGATCGGACTGCTCGCGCGGCGGCACGACATGCGCCTCGACCTGCATCCAGGCATCGTCGTCCTGGTGCTCCTCGACCCGGACCAGGGTGTCGTGCGCCGAGTTGTCGGGGCAGAGAACGATGACCTTCGTCGTCATGGCGTGGCTCCCAGGTCGATGGCGACGGCGCCCTGGCGCAGCAAAGAGCGGTAGAGCTGCCAGGGGGTCAGGGCATGGCTGCGCGTCCCTAGCAGGTGCTTGACCGCCGAGACGCAATAGACGGGGCCGCGCGGCACGGGCCGACTCACCGGAGCGGCGCGGCGCACGGCGAGGATCTTGGCTTGGTGGCTGGCGAGGATCTCGAGCACCAGGGTCATCTCGGCGACGGCGAAGGAGCGCACGTCGAGCAGGTTGAGCAGGCAG